CGACTGTTGTTTGTGCCGCCACCTGATCCACCATTGGGCATGGTGTAGTTTGAACTGCCGCTGATACTGCCTGTCACAGGATTGGTCATGTAGTCAGTTGTGGTTTTTGCTGCCACACTGAGATTCTGAAAGTTGGGATTGATGTCCCGAATAACGTATTGTTCGGGACGTTTGCCTTCGCTTTCGTTCACAATGACTCGAGCCAGTTTGCTCATGTCCACCCAGTACATTTCAAATGTTTCTGGATCACGCACAAAAATCTGATCGCCGTATTTGATACAGTTACGAAACAGTTTGAAAATACGCTGACCCAGTTTGTTCAGCTTGACCCATTGCTGCAACTGTTTGCGAATGATGTCCACTTCGTGATCTGTAGGCTTGTCGTTGTAGTCTATTTCGAATGGCGTGCCGTTTGACTGGTTGGGCTGTGTGCTGAACTCAGCAATGATATCTAAACATGCATTGATTTCTGAATCCATGTCCATGTTTTCGTACTGATTGTAACGCTCAATTCGATTGGGGTGTCCTGAATATACTTCTGGAAGTCTGCTGGCATAGTTGCGAAACACAAAGTCTGCTTGTGCTCCTGAGCTGTTGCCGTCGTTTCTGGGATATCCGTTCAGGCCAAACTGATTTTTTCCCGATATAGGGCTCAGCTGGCCAGATGTGTCTGCCACCTTGAAGTATTTTTTCCAGGATTGTTGTTCTGCCATAGTAAGTTATTTACCGTGTTAGTAGTTGGTTGCCAGTATCTTTTGCATGACTTCCAACTGACTTGCACTGGTACGTGCCATTTCTTGTATGCCTTCTGCCACGTGATCCATGCCAGGCATAGAAGTTTCTCCTTTGGTACGAAGCATTTCCGCCAGGGCCTCGGCCATGGCAGCTCGGAATTCTACTCCTGCCTGTTCCAACGCTTTACTGCCATCTGTATTGTGTTGCTCTTGAATTTCTTTGATTCTTGCTGCAATTTCTTCGCCAATTCCTGGGATCACAGCAGTTCCCAGCTGAGCTACTCCCAGCTCAAAGTTCATTGCAATTCCACTATTGATAATTTCTTTCCAGACAGCAGGGTTGGTAATAGTTGATGTGGCCTTGTCAAACGCTCCCATTCCGGCTGCAATATCTTTGACAGCGTTAAGATCAGTGGTTATTGGTCCTTGATTGATACCAGTGTATTGATTAATGCCGCCAAAAGTTGGCCCAATACCACCTTCAGCCATTACATTGTTTAAATCTAATTTTACACTAACCGGTAAAGCACCATTTTTCAGTGGAATAACTGCTTCATCCTGGCCACCTTCACCAATAACAGCCGGCGTGCCGCCTTCGGACGCTTTGACTATGCCGCCGTCTTTCATGAAAATATGCGGAGGATCTCCTTGCAATGGGTTAAATCCAAATTCTTGCAGCAGCCCTGAACGTTTTAAATCTTCTACTTGACTGCTGTTGATATCAACAGCACGACCTTGTTGATGCAGACTATTGCCCGGTAGAGCCTTGGGATTGGTACCGGGATCAACTTTGGCCTGTTCTTCCGGCGATCGAAATGCACTGTTGACTTGCAAACGTTTGCCAGTCAATGACATGTAGTCTTCTGCCATTTGGGCAAAATTTTGTTGTACTGGATCCAACAGTTTTCCAAAGTGTTCTTTGGAACCTGTTCCACCAGTAAACGTGATGTAATCGGTCCATGAACGTTTAGGTGCTTGTGATGGACCACCCGATGGTAAGCTAGCCGGAGCAGCACCTCCTTTTACAGCCCTAGCGGCTGGTGCGGCTGGTGCTGTGCCTCCTGCTGCTGGTGCCGCTCCTCCACCTGCTGCTGGTGCTGCACCTCCTCCTGCTGCTCCACCTGCTGGTGCTGCAAACTTTTTGTTATAGTCAGCAACTGCCTTGGCCGCAATTTCGCTTCTTTTTTTAAAACCTTCCAACTGTTTTTCATTTAATTTGTTACCATCGTTGAATAATTTTTGATACCTTTCAATTTCTGCCAGTGTTTTTTCATATTCTGGCAATTTTTTCATTTTATCTTCTGCTGCTAGTTGTCCAAGCACACCACCACTGGCAGCAATAGCAGCAGTATCCGGGACCGCGCCATCAATAGTGCCGCCACTACCTAGTTCAGCAGTGCCGCCTTGTTGCTGTCCAGAAAGACCAAACATTTTGGCCATTGCGCCAGCAGCTAAAGTAGTCTGTTCGACCAATAGGGTCATGGCGTTGGTGGCAGGAACAATTCCAGCAAATACAAATCTCTCTACTGCTTCATTGCCTTTTTGTTGCATGAGAACCAAATTTGTTTGTGCTTGCACTGCTGCGTCTTTTGCTTTGCCGCCTTTGATTCCTTGATCTGTTTGTTCTTTTTCAGCATCAGCTAAAGCCTTGTTGTAATCGGTCAGACCTGATCGTAGGTCAGCAGCATAGTCTGCTCCAAAATAAGCACCCGCTTTGGCCAATCCAGTCATTGATTTAGCAGTGTTTCCAGCAGTTTGGCCAATGATGGTAGCTGCCTCTCCTGCTTTGGCTAGGCCGTTGCTCATTCTATCTGACTGAACCATGACTTGACCTTGAGTCACTAGCATGGCTTTTTGTGCTGCTTCTGTGGTAATCATTCCAGTTGATGTATCACGGAAACCCTGCGCTAGCTGTTTATTTTCCTTGGCCAGCAGTATGTTAGTCAGTTCAAGTTCTTTAGCTCTTGCAACTCCTTCAGGACCTTGTGATCTTAGTTCTTGCAGTTTGGCCGCAAATCGTTCTTCACTGCGAGCCGCTTCCATCTGATCTTCCATGGCCTTGCGACTTTCGCCGGTGACCTTGCTCAACGCATCCATTTCTACTAGATACTTTTTGGCACCATCGGCTAGTTCTGTAGTAGTTTTGTTTTGACTTAGTCCAACTCTGCTTTGCAGTTTCAAATAGCCCATTGCGCCAGCATTGATTTGCTCTTGAGTCATACCAGCATTCATTAGGCCTTCGCGATACTGCTCCATGCTTTTGCCCATGTCAGCAAATTGTTGACGACCTTCAAACACAGTACCTGAAAATAACGCAAGATCTTTGGAATTTGCTGCAATTAGTTCAGTGTACTGACCAATCTCGTTCATGCTGAGACCAAGCTTCTTGGCATCCTCAAACAGGCCAGTCATGCCATCGCTTGCAGCAGCGCCTGATTGAGCTAGATCTTGATAGCCTTTGTACAGCTGATCGCTCATGGTATTGGCAGCTTGCGTGTACTTTTTGCCTGCTTCTAGTATAGATACTGTGAGCAATCCTATGCCAGCCATTAACCCTTTGACCAACGCACCGCCTGGCACCAACAAAGTAAGAGCAACTGCGGCCATTTTAACTGAGTCAGTCAGCAGCTCAAAACTGCTGTTCATTGCTGCTGCACCTTTTTTGCCGTCGAGTAGAACTTTTCCAGAACTAAACGCTGCTTCACCAAACTTGGCAAGAGCATCAGCGCCCAGGCCAGATGCCTTGCTAAAGCTGTCTAAGCCATATTTGGTTTTCATTTCAGCGTCTTTGAGACGCTCAGCGGTTTGTACGTGTAGTTCTCCGTACATTCGCATCTCTCGATTGACCTGCGCCATTATCTCAGCAAACTCTTGCGATTCGCGATTTATTTCAGCCATTTTTGTTGCCCATAAGTAGAACTATATTTATAGGTATTCTATGACCCAGATTTCTAACCCTTTGCGACAATACTTTAGACAGCCTGCAATTTACTTGCGATTGCCCACTGAAGGCAAGCACTGGCCAGCAGGATCCTTGGACATGCCAGGCAACAACGAATTACCTGTGCTGCCCATGACAGCCATTGACGAAATCACCTACCGAACTCCCGACGGATTGTTCAACGGACAAGCAGTGGTCAATGTGATACAAAGCTGTGTGCCCAACATCAAGGATGCTTGGAAAATTCCACAGCCAGATCTCAATGCAATTTTGACTGCCATACGAATTGCCAGCTACGGACATGAACTTGAAATTGGCACCAAATGTCCCAACTGCACACACGAAGATGATTATGTGTTAGATCTGCGAACTGTATTGGATCAGTTGAAAAGTTCAGACTTTGATGAACCAATGGTGCATGGTGACCTGACCATTACATTCTGCCCCATGAGCTACGAGAGTCAAAATATGACCAATCAGGAGCAGTTTGAAGAACAAAAAATAATGCAACTGCTGCCAACAGCAGACATGGAAGAAAAAGAAAAAATTCTCAAAATGCAAGAGGTCCTAAAAAAGATCACTGAGCTCACACTTAAAGCACTCAAGTGGAGCATTGCCAACATTCGAACTCCAGCTGCTATTGTGAGCGAACCTGAATTCATTGACGACTTTTTGAAAAACTGCGATCGAGCCTTGTTTACCAAGATACGAGACCGTGTGATTGAACTGCGTCAAAATTCTGAAATCAAGCCAGTTGGCATCACTTGCACAGAATGCGATCACAGCTACCAACAGCCCTTGACCTTGGACATGACAAGTTTTTTCGCACCCGCCTCCTGACATCTGATGCCCAGGAAATTGCCGACATAGTTGACGGCATGGAGCGGGAGGCCGATAGTATCCGAAATGAAAGTTTAAAAATGTCATGGTACATGCGTGGTGGCATAACTTATGATCAAGTGCTGGCATTGAGTCCAAACGAACGCAAGATGATTTCGGCTATTATCAAAGACAACTTGGAAACCACCAAGAAAAGCAAACTGCCATTTTTCTAATGCTAGACATCACTCAAGTCACCCAAGACATTCTGCACTGGGTAGAGAACTTTGTAGAAGTTCCGCATCCTGCACTGGGCAACTGGGCTCCTTGCCCATTTGCTAGAAAAGCACGGCTGTCTGGCACAGTCAAAATTGTGGTTGGTGCTGATCCATATTATGATCTACGCAATCGCTGTAGAGATGGCTTGGGTACAGCAGAAATTGTGGTCTATGCTTACGATCCTGCAGAATGGACATATGATCTGTTTCATTCTAGCCTAGAACAGGCCAATCAGGATTTTTTGTTGGCAAATGATTTATTAGTACTGGAAGATCATCCTGCAGATGCTGAAATTGTGAATGGCATCAGTATGAATCAGGGTACCTATGCTCTGGCCATGCTACAAAGTCTCAGCAAACTGAACACAGCAGCAGCACAGATGCATCACAAAGGATTTTATGAAACCTGGCCCAATGATTATCTCGCAACGTTGTTCAATCATAGACAGGATCCCCGAGCATGAGTTATCAGTTTGCTAGAATAGACTTAAACAAAACCAATTACCAGATCAATGTCAAGTGGGAATATCTATTCAATCCTGACACAGTAAAGCTGAATCAGATCTACAAAGACTACTGCAAGTACAAACACTTTGCCAGTGTGATGCCAATATTTGACAGTAGATACACAGACCCAATGACCGATGTGATTGGCTACTACGATCAAGACCAACTGGTAGCGTTTAGCTTGATACGCAGATTTGATCAACACAATGCCTTGTGTGATCAATTTGCATGGACATATCATCAACCCCGGCTGAGACTGGGCATAGAAACAATGAAAACAGAGTGTGCTATCTACAAGGCTCGCGGGTTCGAATACCTGTATCTTGAACAAGCACACCTGTACAAATCCGACATGGATGGATTTGAAATACTAGGACCACTGGAGTAAACACATGGCAGACTTGTACACAATTTGGGCAAACAAAGAAGGCGACATTTCAGATCTTGACTGGGTTACAGGCATGAAAAGTTTCTTTGATCATTTGATCTCTGAAGGCAAGATGGAAAGCTACAGAATCACACGCTGTAAAATGGGATTCCGTAGCATTGCAGACATGCCTGAATGGATGATCATAATGGAGTTTTCAGGTATGGCTCAGATGGATCAGGCATTCAAACGAGTTGCACCACTAGAAGGCGAACTTGAAGTCAAGCACAAGAGCTTTAATCAGTTTGTATCAGGTGACATCCAGCACGCACTATTTAGAGATTGGCCAGACACCAATCTCTAGAAGTTCAAGATACACTTCGTGTATCTATGTGTTTCGCTGTCGCTCACACAGTTTTTTTGAAACAAAGCAAAAAAGTTTTCATGTAGATAAATCTGGTCAGACGGAACCGTTTGCATGGTTCCGTCTTGTCTTCATGTGAGTATCACCAGCCGAGACTTTGGAAGTAGGTGTTTTTACCGTTACGCTGATGGGCTCTAATCTTTCCCAACCTACATTGACATTGCTTTCGCTACCTTAAACCTCGTTCCTAGTGTTTAAGTTTTTACAGCACGGTTTTTCGTATGCTAACATTCATACTATATCAAAGCGTCGAGCATAGGGTTCTACTCTTGAACTCACTTCCGATTTTTCAGGATACTAGGATCTACCTAGGGGAGTGCTTCAACATGTCACGTGTCCGGTTTCTTACATCGGTTTTTCCACAGCGGTATTACAAACTGGCCCGCCAACCTTGGGTGTTAGATTAAAATGCTTCTTTGGGAAGCCACTTGAGAAATTTATTGTTACAAGTTTTACAAATAAGTTTGCCTGCATGAGGTCCGGATTCAGATTGAACTCGATCTAACTCATGTGTGGCGTGGTTGCCTAAAAACTGCTTTTCTTTTTCTGCCTGATCTTTTTTGTGTTTTTGCTCTTTGTGCCATGTCTTGTCAAAACCTGTCTTTGGAGACAACCAGTAGTCTGAGTTCATTGTACTCTTCCACTGTTGTCGACTCCAATCAAGTTTGGTCATAATTTGCCTATAATGTGTGAGCCATGTACTCTGACTGAGATCTGGCCATTGTAATAATCTGTGGATTCTAATACCTTGTGATTGAACTGTTCTCTGGCTTCAATGTAACTGCATTGTGCTTTTGATGTGCAATAGTAAAGTATTTCTCTGGTAAAGTTTTCGGTGCCTAAGGAGTTTACATCAGCAGTTAGATTTTCGCTTGAACCGTAGTACTCGCGCCAATCACTGTCAATTTTGGTTCTAATTTTCTTTTTTTTCTTGATGCCGTTTTTTTGCTTGACTGTTTTGTAAGTTGTTT